GTAATATTTATTTGATTAGTTATAAAAAATCAAAAAATATTGTTCTATATAGAGTAATAAAAAATGTGTGGACATTGGGGACATATACCGATAAATCGCATAGGTATCGCATTCGGTAGCCCCCAATTTTAAAAATACTGTTTGGGGGCGTGGGGACGCATATATAAGGAGTTAAACAATGAAATTATTTGATTATCAAGAAAAAGCACTTGCATTGACAAGTGATAAAGATAATTCGGCATTTTACTATGATATGGGATTAGGTAAGACGTTTATAGGCAGTGAACGATTACGATTATACGGTGAACGCGTGAATATAATTGTGTGTCAGAAGTCTAAAATCAAAGACTGGTGCGAGCATTTCAAAGAGCATTATACGGATTATGCAGTATTTGATTTGACGAATAAAAAGGATATGCAGGGATTTATGATATATCCGATATACAAATGTATCGGTATCATAAATTATGAATTGGCTTACAGACGTGAAGAACTAAGGAAACTAAAGGATTTCACTATGATGTTAGATGAAAGTTCAATGATAAAAAATGAAACTGCAAAACGTACGAAGTTCATATTATCGTTGAAACCGTCACATACAATATTGTTATCCGGTACACCGACAGACGGCAAGTATGAGTTCCTGTATTCGCAGTTACGATTGTTAGGTTGGAAGATTACAAAAACAGCATATTATAACCGATACATAAAAACGGAATTGCGAAGTTACGGCGGTCCAATGTTCAGAGTAGTTACAGGATACAAGAATGTAAGCGAATTAAAGGCAAAACTAAAGGAATACGGAGCGGTATTCGCTAAGGCGGAAGAAGTTATTAAGTTACCTGAAAAGAAGTTTATCAAGGAATATTCGACTGTTTCATCAGACTATAAAAAGTTTATGAAAGACCGAGTAATCAAGATAGACGATAAGGAATTGACAGGCGACAGTACATTGTCAAAAAGACTGTATGCAAGAATGTTATGCAGTGCATATAGCAAAGACAAAATATCGCGATTAATTGATTTAGTTAATTCTACATCTGACAGGGTTATTATATTCTACAATTTCAATACCGAACTTGAAGCATTAAGAAAAGTGCTGTTTGATAGACCGATAAGCATAGTAAACGGACAGATCAAGAACCTAAAGGCATACGAAAATAACGATAATTCAGTTACATTGATACAATATCAAGCCGGAGCTATGGGATTAAATTTGCAAAAGGCGAACAGAATTATATATTTTTCTCTGCCGGAACGTTCGGAACTGTTTGAGCAATCAAAAGCGAGAATATGCCGTATCGGTCAAGAAAAACAATGCTATTATCACATAATGATGTGCCATAAGAGCGTGGAAGAAAAGATATATGAGTGTCTGTTAATGCGAAAAGATTATACAGACGAATTATTCAGAAAGGAATTTGGCTGATGGCAGAGGAAAAGAATTTTGAAAATCGAGTTAAGCAATGGCTTAGAAGTAAAGGCTGTTATGTGGTTAAATATTATGGTTGCGGAGGTACAAGAGCGGGCGTTCCTGATTTGCTTGTATGTGCGAATGGTAAGTTTATAGGTGTTGAGATTAAAGCTGAACACGGTAAGTTGGCACCGTTGCAACGCAGTCATTTAGATAAAATATTAACTTCCGGCGGTGCGGTGACAGTCCTTAGACCGTCTGAATTTGACGGATTTAAAAAGTTCATTGAGGAAGTGCTGAATGATGATTGATAAAGCTACAAGAAATAAGCTGAAAGCTAAGGCAAACGAATTGTCGGATATATGTGTAACCGATGGCGAAAAGTTTGCAAAATGCTATGACGATATGTATAACAGTGGTGAATTTAATTGCGGGGAATGTTTCATCATAGCACGATTAGCTGATTTATATACTGCAATAAAACAGGGCATTATTGATAAAAATGACGGTGCTAAACAACAAAGTGAAATATTTAAGGTGATTGAATTGGAGGAACAAGAATGAAGTTTAGAACAAAACCGTGTGAAATTGAGGCGGTACAATGGGAAGGGCATAACCTTGATGAAATTATAAAATTTACAAATGGATTAGAAAAACATATTATCCGTGTAGAGGGCTTAGAGCCTGTTATATTTATATCAACATTAGAAGGCGATATGAAGGCAAGCGTCGGCGATTACATCATCAGAGGACTACGAGGGGAATATTACCCGTGTAAGCCTGATGTGTTCCACGCGAAGTACGAGCCGTGCGAATAAGAGGTGACGATATGAGAACTGAACAATTTGAAGAAGTTATAAATAACCGCATAGAAACGTGTAAAAGCGTTCTATGCAGTAAAGCGGAAGAATATGCAACCGATGATAGATTACACAATTTCAAAGTAGCAGGCGAATTGCAGAAATGTACACCTGTAAAAGCGTTAGGCGGTATGATGGCAAAGCATACTGTCAGCGTGTATGATTTGATTGACGATTACGAACAGGGCAAGGCAATATCAGAAGAAATGTGGGCTGAAAAGATAGGTGACAGTATAAATTATTTGCTGTTGCTTACGGCTCTGTTGGAGGAAGATAAAAATTTTGAGCCGATGAAAAGAGGAATGACATACGAACAAACAATAGAGGTTATTACAAATGCTATACGAAAAGACGAAATGACTGTCGAACAAGATATGGCATTGGCTATTGTACAAAAAACATTGAAAAAACAAATTCCCCAAAAAATAGGATTTGACGGCAATCAATTCATTTGTCCTAATTGCGGCAACGGTACAAAAGACATATTCGGCGATAAATATTGCGTTGAATGTGGACAACGTTTGAAATTGGAGTTTACAGAATGAGCAAAAAGTATAAGGGATTTAAGGGTAGCGGCTACAACAAAAAGCCGCTACCGAAACACACAAATAAAACGTTGCTGAAAATTATAAAAAAGGCAATGGCGAGCAAGTTGGAAATTGATTGTAAGTATTGAGGAGGATGCATAATGCGAGAGATACTATTCAGAGGTAAACGTATAGACAATGGAGAATGGATAACAGGCGGTATATTTCAGCAAAAAGCTGATGATGTAAAAGATGAAGTAGTGTATATAATTGATAATTCATCAAATGATGTTGACTGTGCACATAGGGTTATACCTGAAACAGTAGGACAATTTACAGGAGTTACCGACAAAAAAGGAAACCGAGTTTTTGAGGGAAGTATATTCCGATATGAACCGCATTTCACAACGGAGAAAGCGTGTTTAGGAATAGTTAAATACAGAAATACATACGACAGACAACGTGCGTGTAATGACTGCGGTTTTGTCATAGAGTGGCAACATGAGCCGTTAATGACGCTACGAGAAGATTTATTATACTGGTGCGGTGACGGAAAATCAGCCAGTGTTATAGGCAATATACACGATATGAATGATAATCCCGAATTGTTGGAGGAATAAGAAAATGACAGTCACAGATTTTTATGAAAAGTTCAAAGAATTAATGGAACAAGGATATGGTGAATATACGGTGTCAACTGACGCGGGACTTGCTCCGTTAGTGGCTGAAAAGGCAGAGATATGGGAAGATAGCAAAGAAGTGATTTTGTGATAAAGAAAGAGAGGAATAAAAATGAATTTGATAAAGAGGTTTAAGAAAAGAAAACAAGAAGAATTAAAAAACGAGTTTTATAACTATATAGAAAATGCAAAGCACAATATAAAAATAGCAATAAACAGTGATGTGGCGGAGTTTTGGTATGCAAAAGTGCTCGGAGCATTGGATTTAGCCGGAAACATAGGTATGATAGACTTTTACGAACAAATTAAGATAGGAAATGAGGTTAGGATTATACGGAGGAATAATAAATGAAAAGAAGATTTATAAAAATAATTGGAATATTGATGATGTTTTGCATAGCAGTAATGCTGACGGCGTGTTCGGAGGCGGAAATGGTAAACTACAATATGTCAAAACAGGCAGACTATTTTGAATGCGAACGAAAAATCACCGTTTACAATGCACGAACAGATAATATCGTGCTTGAGGCGGAGGGATATATGAGTATATCCAATAATACAACTAACGAATTGGTGATAACTGTTAAAACGGGTGAGAATTCGTATAAGAAAAACTATGTGTATTTAAATGAATACACAATGTATGCGGTTGAAGATATTACAGGGACACATACAGACCCATATCATTACAAATTGTATTGGCACACGCACGAGGGTGTGAGCGTTGAGGTGAAATAAAATTAAGGAGGAAAAGTAATGAAAGTAGAGTTGAAAGTGAACGATAAAAGCGTTCAGGCTGAAATACCTGAGGAACAGTTAAAAGAGACAGTATTGTTTGAACAGCTAAAAAAGCTGGGATTGATTGAGGATAAGCCTAAAACAGGATATGAGAGAAGAGAAGAATGTAACAATAAGAAGTATTATTTTGTCAATACTATAGATTTAGTAATAGAAAATGAGAATACCGTCCTATTTGACCAAAATCGTTATGATGTAGGCAATTATTACAGCGATAAAACCATTGCTGAGAACAATGCAAGAGCTGATAGGTTATTGCGTTGTTTAAGACAGTGGCAGGCACAAAATGACAAGGTTATTTCTGTGTCTGATTGGAAAAATGATAAAATCAATAAATATTGTTTTGCATATAATTATAGTTTAAATGAATTAAACATAGGAATAGAACGGAAATTAAGACGACCGAATGCTATATATTTCTCAACATCCCAAAAAACAGAGGAAGCTATTGAAGTATTCAAAGATGAACTGCTATGGTATTTTACCGAGTATGTTCAGCGATTAGATGAGGCGCAAAATGGTTAAAGAACAATTATGTTGGACGTGCCAGAATGCTTGCGGATGGTGTTCGTGGAGTAGTTGCTTTCAGCCTGTTGAGGGTTGGACCGCTGAAAAGGTACACCGCAAGACGTATGATTCGTATAGAATAACAAAGTGTCCGGAGTATGTACCGGATAAGAAAGCATAGGGGGAATTGATTTGACGATTAAAGAATGTAAAGAATGGCTTTCGAGAGCGAGAAAGACGGACGAGGAGATTAACGCACTTATTGCGGAGCAGGAGAGAGCATTGACAAACGCAACAAGCACTGTGGCTCAGTCGGGCAGTGAAAAGGTGCAGACGTCAAACGTGAATACTTCGGAGAATAAGTTTGTAAGCTATGCCGCTTATTCCGAATTGATAGATAAACGCATTGACAGACTGTACGAAATTAAAAAAGAGATTTTGGAAAACGTGAATAAACTCGATGACGCAACACTTCGAACTATATTAATTCTGCGTTATCTCAATTTTCAAACGTGGGAAATGATTGCTTGTAAAATGAATTACAGCTATATGCAAATATGCCGTCTGCACGGCAAGGCTTTGAATTTAATTAAAGATGTTATAGAATGTTATATTGCACCTGTGATATAGTATATCATGAAATAAGTAACATAAGCGGTGTATCATCGTGAGATGATGGGTGAATGTCTCGTGTAACTGATTGGTGGGAATGGAGATATTAGATTAAACAGATTGTGTGTTAATCATGCAGTCTGTTTTTTGTTTGGAGGAAATATGGATTTAAACGTTATTAAAAATAAAGCCGAGAATGTTTACGGCGGAGAAAATACAACTGAATATAAAGAATTTGAAGATAAGTTTAAACCGAAGAAAACGACTGATGATTGTTATACACCCGATAATATTTACGAAACGGTTGCGGATTATGTTGCAACACGATTTAAAGTGGACCGTAACAAGTTTGTACGTCCTTTTTATCCGGGTGGAGATTACGAGAAGTATAATTATATGTCTGATAGTATTGTTGTGGATAATCCGCCGTTTTCAATATTGGCACAGATAGTGAAATGGTATCAATCGCAAGGGATAAAATTTTTCTTGTTTGCACCGGGTTTAACTATTATTGGATTAACACGACACGCAAATATAATCTGCGTAGGGTATACCGCGACATATGAAAACGGCGCAAAAGTTAATACATCGTTTGTAACAAATATGACAGATAATCTGATTGAAAGTAGTAGCAAATTATATAAGCGTTTAGAAAATGCAGATAAAGAAAATTTGCGAAAAATAAAAAAACAATTACCTAAGTATACTTATCCTGATAACATATTGACAGCATGCAGAATGAATACACTTTCGCGATATGGTGTTGATTTTGCGATAAAGCGAGAAAATGGATATTTTATGCGTGATTTAGATAGTCAGCGAAAATTCAAAAAAAGCATTTTCGGTAACGGTTATTTAATATCGGGCAAAAAAGCTGCAGAACTTAAAGCTGCAGAATATGTTTGGGAGCTGTCGGAACGAGAGAAAGAAATCATAAAGACTTTGAAATGAAAAATAAAAAAAGAAGTGGAAAGGTGAAAACAATGTTCGAAAGAATAAAGGCATATTGGCAAAAACGAAGATACGAACGAGAACGCAAGAAGTTCATACGCAAATGGAACGAGGATAATAAAAATTGGTGCGAGTGTCGACATAAACGCAAAGCGTTTAAACGTGCAATGATAAAAAACGGTTATACGATGTAATCAAACAGAAAATGTGAAAGTGAGGTGATAAGAGTGACTGAAAAGCAAAAGTTGTTTTGTGAGGAATATTTGATTGATTTGAATGCAACGCAAGCGGCGTTAAGAGCGGGATATTCGGAAAAGACAGCGTATTCGATTGGAAATGAAAACTTGAAGAAACCTGAAATTCAGGAATATATTCAAAAGCGGCTAAAAGAGAAAGAGGACGCTCTTATCGCCAAACAAGATGAGGTCTTAAAAACGCTTACGGCTGTTATGCGACGTGAGAAGCCCGAAACAGTTGTTGTGACGTGCAAAGCACGTAAATCACACTATGACGACAAGGGCAAGAAAGTCACTGACGAGGCGGAGCAACCGATATGCGTTGAAATACCGACAAAGGTGTCTGACGTAAACAAAGCGGCGGAAATGTTGGGTAAATACTACGCATTGTTCACAGACAAATTAAACGTTGACGGTGATATGGACTACAGCATTAAAATTGATTACGGAGGCGGTGACGAATGAACAAAATAACAGTACCGTTCAATCCGATATTCAAACCTGTACATCAATGCAAGAAACGTTACGTTGTAATGAAAGGCAGTGCTGGAAGTGGCAAGAGTGTTGATACTGCACAACTGTACATATTGCGTTTAATGCGTGACAAAGGGCGTAATTTGGTATGTGTGAGAAAGTCTGATATAACAAACCGTGACAGTACATTTGCCGAGCTTGAATCAGCTATAAACCGTATGGGCGTAGGCAGAGCGTGGCGAGTTACGCAAAGTCCGTTGTCGTTCACCTGTATAAACGGCAACAAGATTATATTTCGTGGTGTAAACGATAACAAGCAACGCGAAAAGCTGAAATCAATCACATTTGCGAACGGTAAGTTGACCGACGTATGGATTGAAGAGGCTACGGAGCTTGTACAACAGGATTTTGAAATTATAGATGACCGTTTGAGAGGTGAACTTCCCGACGGCCTTTTTTATCAGATAAAGCTGACATTCAATCCCGTGTCATCAAGTCACTGGATAAAGAAAGTGTTTTTCGATATACAGGACGATAACGTCTTAACGCATCAAAGCACATATTTAACAAACCGATTTTGTGACGAGGCATACAGACAACGTATGCTACGTCGTAAAGAAGTTGACCCTGAGGGCTACAGAATTTACGGACTGGGTGAATGGGGCGAAACAGGCGGATTGATATTCTCGAACTATCGCATTGAGGAATTTGAAACAGATATGAGCCGTTTTGACGCTATGGCGATAGGACAGGACTTCGGCTTTAATCACGCAAATGCTATATTGACGTTAGGCTATAAGGACGGTGATATTTACGTTTGTAATGAACTGTATGTACACGAAATGGACACAACTGAAATTATCCCGAAAGCTGACGGGAATTTCAGCAAAAGTCTTGTAATGTGGTGCGACAGTGCAGAACCGGACCGTATAAAAATGTGGCGAAAGGCAGGCTATCGCGCAAGGGCAGTTGTTAAAAATCCGAACAGCATACAATCGCAGATTGACTGGTTAAAAGGCAGAAAGATACATATTCATCCGTCTTGCGTGAATGTAATCAAAGAGATACAGCAATGGCGTTGGCGAGTTGATGAAAAGTCGGGCGAGTATACTGACGAACCTGTCAATGTATTTGATGACGCAATGGCGGCACTGAGATACGGCGTTGAGAGTTGGCGCAAGGATAAGAAAGCTAAAATCTATTCAAGAGAGGAGTACGGAATATGATAATTGATGAAGATATAGTCGCAGGCGGTGTGACACCGTTTATCATAACGAAATTGATTGAACGGCACGAGCGAGAGCGACAGAGATACCGATTATTGCACGATTACTATATGGGCGATCACCGCATTTTAAGCCGCAGAAAAAGGGGCAAAAACGTGGCAAACAACCGCATAATGTGTAATCACGCAAAGTACATAACGGATATGACGCAGAGTTATCTTGTCGGCAATCCTGTAACATACGCAGTATCGGACGAATACGATATTGAAGCAATCAAAAACGAATATTTGGAACAGGATATGCCGAGTGTTGACAGTGAAATCGTAAAGAATATGAGCATTTACGGCAAAGCATATGAACTGATTTATGCGGACGAAAAAAGCAAGCCGAGAAGTGTCCGATTGGACCCGGAGCATACATTTGTATGTTACTCACAGTCGGCATTTGAAAAGCCGTTGTTTGCGGTGTATTACTACAAGAAATACGACCTTGACGGCTACTGCACAGGCAGTATTTGTCGTGTGTATGACGAATCATTTATATATACATACACAGGTCTTGACAGCTATACGGCATTGTCATTGCAAAATGTTGAACCACATTACTTTTTTGATGTGCCGATTATTGAATACAGAAATAATACGGAAATGCAGGGTGATTTTGAACAGTTGATAACGCAGATTGACGCATACAATGTGTTGATGTCAGATAGAATTAATGACAAAGAGCAATTCGTTAATTCGCTGTTGTTTTTGTGCAACTGCGACCTTGACACTGAACAGGCAAAAAAATTATTGGTAGAACGTATCTTAATGGGTGACGGTGACGCAAAGGCGGAGTATCTGTCAAAGGTACTGAACGAGGCTGATACAAAGGTGTTGCGTGACGACATCAAGGACGATATACACCGTTTGTCACACGTTCCCGATTTGTCGGACGAAAGTTTCGGCAACAATTTGTCGGGTGTAGCGATAAAGTACAAGCTGTTGGGATTTGAACAGCACGTCAAGAACAAAGAACGTAATTTCGCTAAGACATTGCGCAAGCGATTAGAGATTTACAACAATTTCTTAGTGACATTAAACGCAATGAAAGAAGTGCCGTCGCACAGAGTTGACATCGGATTTACGTATAACTTGCCTGCAAACGAACTTGAAATAGCACAGATGATTAATTACCTCAAAGGTCTTGCGTCAGATGAAACACTTTTAGAGCGTTTGCCATTCATCACAGACGCAAAGGAAGAAGTTGAAATCGCACGCAGAGAGCAAGCGGAAAAATCCGCCGAGGATATGCGTATCGCTGAAAGTTCGGCAAGGAAAGTAAACTACAATGAAGAGTAAGGCATATTGGGTAAAACGTGCCGTTGAAGTTGAAACATATTTACAATCGCAAGCGGACAGCGTTAAGGACGGTGTAATTAAGGCATATGAGCGAGCAATCAAGAATGTAAACAATGACATTGAGAAAACATTTAAAGCCTATATTTCAACTGATATACCCGAAAAAGAGGCACGTCGGCTGATGAGCATAGCCGACAGCGATAAGCAGTACGAAGAACTGCTTGAACTGTACGACGAAACAGACGACAAGACGGTCAAAAAAGAAATTCTAAACCGCATAAATGCACAGGCATACGGTGCGAGAATTAGCCGATTAGAGGGACTGAAACGTAATGTATATATTTACTTTAGGCACGTTGCAAACGAGGCTATAAAGGAGCAAAAGAAACTGTATGACAGTGCGGTAAAGACGGCGTATTATACGAATATTTTTGATACCGCACAAGGTTTAAACTGCGGTATTGATTTTCCACTTGTACCGCAAAAGGCGGTTAATAAAGTGTTAAGTGAGCCGTGGCACGGTCACAACTACAGCGAGAGAGTGTGGATACATAACGACAGATTTATACAGGCAGTCGGACAGACGATTGAGGACGGTATAATCAGCGGTCACAGCGTAAGCCGTATGACCGACAAGCTGATTGATTACGTCAAAGATACTGCACCGGGTGGAATACGAACATCAGCCGAAACACTTGTGCGAAGTGAAACGGCTCATTTTATGAACCAAGGTCAAAAGATGGCGTATGAGGAAATAGGTATAAAACAGTATCGTTTTGTTGCGGCACTGTCTGAATTGACGTGTGACAGGTGCGGAAGTCTTGACGGTAGCGTGTTTGATACGGATAAAGCCGTTGAGGGCGAAAACTTCCCGCCGATACACCCGCGCTGTCGTTGTGTTACGATTATGGCAGACGTGAATTTGACAAGTCGTATTGCACGCGATCCGCTCACTGGCGAAAATTACAAGGTTGACGGAAGTATGACGTTTGACGAATGGAAAAACAGTTTGTCGGACGAACAGAAAAATGCGTTAAAATATGTTGCAAATAGTGAAAAACGTGGTATAATAAAGGTAGATAAAGATACATTGAAAGTATCTACGGGCGGAAGAAGAAACGAGAAAAATCTTTCACAGGAACAAATAGACAGCATTAAAGATTATGCGGTTTCTTTGGGTATGCCAAGAGAACGTATTTATTATGTTGATTATGATTGTACAGCATATGGCTCTTTAGCGGACGTTTTACGAATTGGAACTGATGTATATCCGTCAGAGAAAAAGCAATCCAATCCAAACAGTAATGTTTCTATGAAAGGTGCCATAGCTCACGAAATAATCGGACACCGTGCGGCATTTTTGAACGGAAAGACGCAAAGTGATGATATTTTAGAAGAAGTGCAGGCGAGTTTGAGGGCGGCAATATTAACACCCAATTTATCAAACAGCGAAAGAATGGTACTCGCAAGGGACGGGGTATATAGATTACATAAAACGGGTAAAAAATTAAAAGACGTACGAAATTTATTGTATTTGGAGTGATAGTTATGTGTGAAATAATAAATGTTCAAAAAATAAACAATCAATTTATTGTGGATTGCACTCCGTGCAAGGAAGATTTTACGAATGCGAAACTATTGCAAATCATCAATAAGCATAAGCAAGTATATACGACAAAAGAGTTTAAAGTTGAAAAAACAAGAGGGTGCTTTTCAAAAGGTGGCTCACCGTGGATTGTACTACAAAATATTCCTGATGGTTTTGTGGATAAAGGCAATGAGATAATTTTCAGATAAAAATAACTAAATATACGCAAAAGCACGTTTTCGGACGTGCTTTTTTGATACACTGAAAGGCGGTGATAGTGTGAGAGTAGGCACAACATACACATAGAAGAAAGGAATGGTGATCCGATTATCTCCCTGTTAGACGTGGGGTTATACGTCTTATTTTTATACAATTTTTCAGAAAGGAATGATTTGAATGGCAGATACAGCAGAGCAAACAGAAAATCAAGAGCAAGAGAAGTCCACAGAGCAGAAGTCCACAGAGCAGAAGTCAACCGAACAAAAAGACGGCGACAATCAAAAGGCGATTGACGAAGCGATAGCTAAGGCGAAAGCGGAGTGGGAAAAGGAACTTGAGCAAAAGCTAAAGGACGCTGAAAACGAGGGCATGAGAAAAGCCAAGTTGACAAACGAGCAAAGAAAAAAAGAGGACGACGACAAGGAACGAGAAGAATTTGAAAAAGCAAAGGCAGAGTTTGAACGTGAAAAAATCGTTGCATATGCCGAAACGGAACTTGCCAAAGTCGGACTGTCCGCCGAGATTGCAAAGTACATTGTAGCAGAGGACAAGGATAGCACAAAGGTGGTTATCGACAAGATAAAAGAAAGCTACGACAAAGATGTACAAGCAGGTGTTACCGAGCGTTTAAAGGGCAAAACACCGGATTTAAACGGTGGCAGTGGCGGTCACAACACAGGCAGTTTTATGGACATAATCAGAGAAAATCAAAGATAGGAGTGAAATAAATGGGTTATTTAAAAAATGAATTGACAGGCTTTGTGCCTGTCGAGCAAGCAACAGAAATCATCAAAATGGTGACAAGGGGTTCAAGTGTTTTAAGAATGGCGAAAGTCGAGGAAATGAAACACGAGAAGAAAAAGTTTAACGTACTTACAGACGGTCCGGGTGCTTACTGGGTCGGTGAGGGTGAAAGAATTAAGACAAGCGGTGCTACTTGGATTCACCCTGAAATCGAGGCTAAGAAGTTAGCCGTTATTATTCCGGTAACAAAGGAAAAGTTGGAAGATACGACTATCAGCGTATTTGAGGAACTAAAGCCGGAAATCGCAGAGGCATTTTACAGAGCGATTGACGCGGCGTGCATTTTCGGTACAAATTCACCGTTCAAGACAAATATTATGAACGCTATCGACAGTAAGCATATGGTTGTTACGGACAATGCAAATATTGATATTGCTATGTCTGACGCAATGTCGATGATTGAAGAAAACGGCTATGACCCATCGGGATTTATCGGTCGTATCGGTGTTAAGAATATGCTGAGAAAATTGCGTGACGCAAACGGCGCACCTGCATATGTCAACGGTACAACAGGCGGTGAGCTGTACGGTCAGCCTATCGAATTTGTACGTAACGGTGCGTGGGACAATAAACGTGCCGATATTATCACAGGTAATTTTAAATATGCCGTTGTCGGTATGCGTGCAGGTATTAATTACGAAATTCTTACAGAGGCAACACTACAAGGCACTCTTGACAGTGACGGTAAACCGCTATCACTTGCCGAGCAAGATATGGTTGCAATCAAGGCTACTATGCGTTTAGGTTTCCTTGTGGTTAAGGACGACGCATTTGCCGCATTTAAGAACGGTGTTCCGACACTTGGCGAATTGACAGTTGAATCGGTTGCCGGCACAACAGGCAACACTGTTATTACGGTATCGCCAAAGCCTATCGGCGGTCACAAGTTGGTTTACAAGACTGCCGCAAGCACCGCTCCAAGTGTTGCGTATGACGACGATTTGTCGAAGTGGACAGAGTTTAACAACGGTGACGAAATCACTGCGACAAACGGTCACAAGATTACAGTTGCGGAAGTTACAGCAGACGGCAAAGCGAGAAAGTCGGGCAGTGCCGACGTTGTAAGCGGTGAATAATATGGAACAGTTGGGGACACTAAAAATGTTGCTGGGGATAAAGGACGACGAGCAAGACAGCTTGTTGTCCTTTTTGATTGAGGACACGGTTAATATGATTATGGCGTATTGTCATATTGATGTACTGCCACGTCAGCTTGAAAGCCTTGTTCCGAAGATTGCGGCGGATATGTACAGGGCAAAAGGTTACGGGGACAGTAAAAGTCCCGAAGTAGTCAAGAGCATAAGTGAGGGCGAACGCTCCGTTACATACACCGAAACCGACAACGACAAGATTTTCAGCAACTATTATAAACGCCTTGACCCGTTCCGAAAACGAAAGGGGCGTGTTCCGAGTGACATCAGTATTCAGTGATTTTTACGATAAAACTGTTATAATCGCAGAATATGAAATTGACGACTATACAGGTAAAACCGAAAAGACTGTATTGTCCGAAATCAAAGCCGATGTACAACCGTACAGCGGTGGCAGAGCAAGAGAGCAATACGGTTTGGATATAGAATGTCAAATGCGTATGTTCTGCGATATGTCAGACGACGTAAAGGTCGGTAACAGAGTTGAATATGACGGCGACATATATGATATAACATATGTGCAGAAATGGGACAGCGGTTTGGTAGCAATGCTTGAGAGGAGTAGGCTGAAATGAATTTTTCAATCGAGGGGATAGATAACGTTGTTGATAAGCTGACACAGTATGCGTCGGGCGATAAAATACAGCGAGGTTTGGCAATGGCGGGTGAAGTCGTAAGAACGCACGCAGTGGCAAACTGTCCTGTTGCAACAGGACGTTTAAAGGGCAGTATCGTAAGCCAAGTGGACGGTGACAGTGTTGCAATCGGTCCGACTGCCGATTACGGTATTTATGTCGAATTTGGCACAGGCTCAAAGGGAGACAAATCTGTTTCGCATACGTCAAAAAGACACTGGACGTATTACAGTGGCGGTCGATTTTACACAACGTCGGGTCAAGCACCTAAGCCGTTCCTCGTACCTGCACTGAAAAATAACATCAGCGAGATAATCGCTAAGTTTAAGGAGGTGTATAACTCGTGAAACGAGTTATAGCGAGCAAATACGAAGTATTTGTGTTAGCGTAGGGAGGGTGATACGGTGTTTGATATTGGCTTGGAATTGCGGGACATTTTAAAGCAGATAGACGGTGTAAGTGTATGTTTTGCTTATCCCGATAATTTTAATAAATTGCCTGCAATAGCATATTACACGCTAACGGACAAAGGCTCAATGTCATATGACAATACGGTCGTTACGAATGATACGACTGTTCAGATTGATATTTACGCCGATTATCCGCAAACGTGTTTTGAATTGTCTGAGAGGGTATATAAATTGTTGACTGATCATGAATATTATCACGAAATGACAATGGACGTACCCAATCCCGACGATAAAAGTATAAAACATAGGACAATGAGATTTACGAAAGTAGTAGAAAGGAATGATTGATTTATGGCAAATACAGCAAAAAGAAAACCACTACCTACAATAGGTGTGGACAAGTACACATTTTTCGCAGTTTTAACAGACACATCAGAGGGCGCAACATATGGTGATCCGTACAATTTAAGAGGTACAGTCGAAATTGCACCGACAGACGCAGGCGGCAGTGATGTTTTTGACGCCGATAACGGTGCGTATGAAACATCAAACTACATTGAAAAATTAGGTCACGACATCACAAATGCCGATATTCCACCGGAAGTTGATTCAATGTGGCGTGGACTGACACAAAAAGACGGTGTAGTAGAGGTCGGCAACGATACAAAAACCGTTTATTTCGGTGTTGCGTGGAGAATTATGAAATCCGACGGCTCATACCGTTATGTAAGATATTACAAGGGTTCGTACAGCTTTGCGTCAAACGTAGGCGGCAAAACAAAAGCGTCAAGCGGTGCGCCTGAAAAGCAAACCGCAAAGGCTACATACACAGCCGTACAACGTGATTTTGACAACAACTATTACGCATACTTTGACGAAAGCGATTTGCCGGAGGGCGTTACAAAGACAGAACTTGAGGAAAACTGGTTTAAGGATATGAACTACTATCCAGTGAAGAAAGCACTGTAAAATAAACGTAATTTGACATTATATGAGGTATAGTGTAGAATAAAAATAGGCTGAAAAGCCTTGATATATGGGGAGCGGTGGCGGCTCTGTTTCGGAAAGGAAATATTATGAGTGAAACCACAATACAACTTGTATTGATTTTGCTTATTGTATGGATATTAAAGAAATAACCGCCCTAACGCAATAGGACGGTTATTTGGGTAGAAAATATTTTCTACACTAAATATAAACTAATGTATTAGAAACGGCTGTTTACCGTTCCTCTTATATCTAAATTATAACACAATAAAAAATGTATGTCAAGCACGCATATAGCGTGCTTTTTGTATGCAATGAATTAGGAGGAATATTATGCAACACACATTAACATTTAAACACGATAATAAAAAATACGTTTCAAAGCCATTCGACTTTGAGGCAATGTGTATTATTAATGACGCACATAACGATGAAAATAAAAACGGACCGTTAAACATCTGCCGAGAGGCGGTGGACTATATGTTCGAGGGAACGGACGCAACGCAGGATATTATTGATGCCATTGATGTAGGCACACATTCAAGACTATGTATGGAATTATGGAAATTCTATATAGACGCGTTGACAACAAAAAACGAGTAAAGGGCAGTAATTCCTCAAAAAGCCAACCACTGCGTACTTTGTATGCAGATTGGTTTAGGCAAAGAGGGTTATTGCCGAATGTAATATCAAAGCAAAATCCGTTTGTTTTGTTTAAAATGATAGACGATTTGGAAGATGATACGGAAGAGGTCTATACAGGAAACGACCCGTATTTAAAAATGTTTTATGGAATGTAGTGAGGTGATTTGTAGTGGCTGACGCGGCGGAATTAGTAGTAAGAATAAGAGGTGACGCGTCCGACTTAGAGGCGACAATTAGCAGTGTTGAAAGCGAATTGTCAAAATTGGAGCAGACGCAAAGCAAAAATAATAATACGAGTACAAAAGGTCTTACGGCATATAAAAAGCAAATGCAGGACGCACAAACTACCTTGCAAACAAGCCGTATGGCATTGACGAATACAAAAAAAGCGTATGAGGATAACGTCAAGTCTGTAAATAAAAATGTTACGGCACTGAAAGCACAGAAAACGGAATTAGATAAACAAATTTCTTTGCGTTCAAATGAAAAACGGTTGCTTACAGAGGCGAACAAAAGTCTTGACAAAAACAGTGTTGCATACAAAGACAACCAAAAGGCATTGAATTGGGTAAATACCGAGATTGAGGCATACAAAAAGCAAAGTCAAAGTATATCCGATTCTATTCGTACGCAAGAGGCGGCATTGTCGGGAAGTAAAAAGGCATATACCGACGCACAAGCAACCGTCAAAAAAGCAACAGAGCAATACGAGGAATATGAGAAAGGCTTAAAAGCCGCTGAACGTGCAGATGAGGCGCAGAACCTACAGAATACAGGTAAGCGGTGGAAAGAAGTCGGTGAGGGCATAGATACTGTAACTAAGCCGTTACAGTATGCGGCGACTGCACTTGCCGCGGGAGGTGTCGCAAGTGCCAAGTTTGCGATAGATTTTGAGGACAATTTCGCAAATGTAAAGAAAACCGTTGACGGTACACCCGAACAGCTTGAAAAGATTAGGCAAGAAATTATAGATATGACGACTGTCGGAATAAACGGACATTCTGCCATTCCTGAAACAACGGCAGAATTAACCGAACTTGCGGCGGCAGGCGGTCAGTTGGGTATTACGACTGATAATATCGTCGATTTTACCGAAGTAATGGCGCAAATGGGTTCAGCCACAAACCTTGTCGGCGAAGAGGGTGCCGCAACACTGGCACGTTTTCAGAATGTTATGGGTGTCGGTCAAAACGAAATCCGTAATATCGGCAGTGCAATCGTTGATTTGGGTAACCACAGTGCGACAACAGAATCGGAGATTGCGGCAATGGCATTGCGTATGGGTAAATACGGTTCATCTGTACGAATGTCGGCGGCGGACGTGTTGGGTTATTCTGCCGCACTATCATCATTAGGCATTGAGGCACAAATGGGCGGTAGTGCGATAGGTCGTACGTGGCTATCCATAGAAACAGCCGTTGCAAGCGGCGGAGAGGGCTTGACGAAATTCGCAAAGTATAGCGGTAAAAGTGCGGAAGAGTTTAAAAAGCAGTGGAATACTGACAGCTCCGGTGCATTTAACGGACTGTTAAAAGGCTTGCAGTCTGCCGAGAACTTAACATTGGCATTGGACGATTTGGGTATAAACAATACGCAGGACATTCAAGCAATGATGGCATTAGTCAACGGTTATGATTTAGTAACAGAGAGTGTCAATCGTTCAAACACCGCATACAAAGAAAATACGGCACTACAAGAAGAATTTGACAGAAAAGCCGAAACAACTGCGTCACAGTTGTCAGTTACCAAAAACAATATTGTTGAGGCGGCAAGAAGTATCGGCGAAACAATGTTGCCGTCAATAAAAGACGCAAGCACCACAGTAGCTAATTTCGCAAAAGGTTTGTCGCAAATGGACGACGAACAAAAACGTGCTGTTGTTAATACCGGTGCTACGGTCATTGCTTTAGGTGCATTGTCAAAAGTCGGTGTCGGAGTGATTAAGGGTGCAGGCGATTTTGTTGAGGGATTAGGAGTAATCAGCGATAAATTGCCTATTATAGCAGACGCAACGTCAGCGATAAAAGTATCGACTGCGGGGTTAGGCAGTTCATTTTCTGCATTAGCGCCGATATTCGGTGCAGTATTAGCGCCTGCGGCGGTTGTTGCAGGGTATAAGGTTATTGCCGACCACGTTACAGAGGCTATTGAAAACAACGCAAAATTGGGTCAAAGCTACAAGGAGTTATATTCTCAGTGGCAAGACGCAGACAACCAAGTTTCGCATTTGGAAAATCTGCGAAGTGAATACGAAAAACTAAACGAATCAATCAACAGCGGTACATTAAATCCCGAAGAACTCGAAAGCGCTAAAAACCGCATAAACGACATTATGCAGGAAATCAAGGCGACTACAAATGATGATACCATAAAATTAATGATTGATACGGGCGAATTTGACACCGCACTTGCAATGGCGGTATCAAACGCACAAGACAGTGCAAATGAAATCAAAGACGCATTGGATTTAACATCAGGCAAAAAGGCACAAAAGGCAGTATCAGAGGGGTACGACGCACTTCAAAAAGGTAGTTCCTACGGTATGGACTACAAAAATCAAAAAGAAGAAATGAGTCAATGGTTGCAACAAGCAACTGATGTTAAAGAAAAATACCAACAACTGCAAGAAGAAATGACTGCGGCGTATGCAAGCGGTGACAAAGAAAGACGCCAAAAAGCAATACAAGCGAGAGATGCGTTTGTAAATGAAATGACCGACAGTGAATTTTCAAAGGCATATGAAAAAATGCAAGGTCAGAAGTTTTCATTCGGAGAAATGAAAGACGTTCAAAAGCAGGTTGACAATATAAAAGCTGCATATAACGAAATCAGTACAAGCATTGAAAAGATGGACGAACGTGCAAATAACGGTCGTGAATCACTACAAGCTGTAGCGGAAGTGGTTACATCGGAATCTATGAACTTAAACGGTTTCAAGAATATGCAAGAAGTCTTTGAAAGTGGCGGTATTGCAGTTGATAATGTATGCAAACAAATCAAATCAACTATGACTGATTTGGGATTTGAAAATCAAGACATTGCCGCACAAGTGGCACTGTTTAAAAACGGTTTTCAAGACCTACAAGGCGCAATTAATAATAACGCATTGGACGCTGTTGTAAATGATTTTGTCAAACAAGGTAAAGAAATCGGACTAACGTCAGAGGAAATAGTCACGAAAGCCGCATTAATGAAAAACGGTTTTTCTGATATTCAACAGGCTGTAGCGTCGGGTGATGTAAGTGGTTTAGTGAAAGACCTATCAAGTTTAGGTGGCGATTTAGGACTAAGCACAGAGCAAGTTGACGCATTGGCGCACAGTTTGGGATTATTGCCTGAGGATAAACATATTGAAATTGACGCAAGCGGTGATGTGTCTGCAATCGAGAACGCAAAAAATGCTGTCGAGGAAATAAATAACGCAGGCAATGTACAATTACAAGTCAGTGCCGAGGGCGATATTTCTGTATTAGATACGGCTGATTCAAAGCTACAGGAATTAATCAATAACAACCAAGTTACCATAACATTTAATGTAGATACAGGCGGTTTTGATATTAACGATTTGAATGGTAATAAGTTGGGTGAAATCACTGCAACGGGTAAAGTTATATGGACTAACGACAGCACAGAACCCGACAACTATACGGCACCACCCAAAGAGGGCAATGTTACATTTAAGAAGAATAGTGCAGAACCTGACGGCTATCAACCCGAAGACAAATTTGCGACAGTCCATTATACTGTTTCTGTTGAGGGTTCGTCTATAGAGGGACTAAGCGATAAAAGTGCTCCGGCGGCCAAGTTTGGCAGTACGGGAACGTTCGTAAAAAAAGCCAAAAAAGCCAAAGGTACACAAAATTTTGAGGGCGGTTTGGCAATGGTTAATGATGAAAAGGGTATATCTGACCCACGAGAATTAATCGTTGACAAAGGACGTGCATTTATACCACAGGGCAAGGACGTAGTATTGCCGTTGTCAAAGGGTGCAAAGGTGTACACAGCGTCACAAACCAAAGCGATAATGTCGGGTATGGGTATACCGCATTACGCAACAGGAAAAGACAATTCGGACGCGTTTACATCAGCCAAGGACGATTGGACGCACTACACAAAAACGCACGCGGTAACGACCGCACAAGAACTTGAAAAGTGGCTTGAATTTCAAGAGAAATTCAAGTCGAACGACAAGGATATTGCCGATATTGAGGAACAAATATTCTCTATTATGCAGAAACAGACGAAAGAGTTCAACGAACAGTCAAAGGCATACCTCGAAAAGCACAGTGCTATAAACGATTGGGGCGACAACGGCGACAATCCTATCGACGCTTTCAAACGTATAAAAGACAGAAATTATCAAGATTTACAAGACGAAAAAATCACTTGGGACGATTATGTTGACAACGTGTCGGACGCAGGCGAAACGCTTTATGACGATATGAAAAGCTACTCGGACAGTTGGCTTGAACATCAGCAGAAGTATCACAGTATGTCGATAGACGACTACATTGCAGGTATCGACAGAGAGGCGGAACGTCTTGAAGAATTTTATGCGAATGACGTTATTAATTATCAAAAATACGTCGAGGAAAAACAGACACTTGAAGAAAAACGTTATGACGCAGTGGCTCAAAAGAATGCTGACGAGTATTCGGCATGGCAAAAAGACGCAGACGCTTGGCAGGAGTTAAGAAGTACATATGATGATTGGGATAAGTACGGTGACAGTGAGGAAGATTTTCTAAAACGCAAAATTGACCGAGTAAAAGAGTTTTACAATGCGGGTAAAATCAGTTTTGAGGAATTTATTGACGACACAAACAAGTACAGTATGGAACTGTACAAGTCGCAATCAAGTGCGGTTGACAAACTGCTCCAAAAGCAACAAGACTATATTTCAAATGTCAAAGACGAATTTTCAAAGCAAGAGCAAGCACTTCGTGACAGTTGGGACGTACAGGATCGCAAAACAGATATGTCAGAGGTACAGGCACAACTTGATGTGTACGCAAATTCAGTTACTGATAAGGGGCAACAGAAGTACAAAGAGTTGCAGGAACAAATGAAACAGTTGCAACGTGATGAAGAATTGTACCAACTACAGAAAAAGAATAATGCCACTATTGAAAGTCTTGAGGCTGAATACAAGCAAATGGAGGACGGCAAGAAAAACATTCTTACAGGATTGCAAAATGCCGACATCAACATATCTGCATATGTAGCAACGATAACCGATAAGGTTTCGGCGACAGGCGGTAATATAGAAAGTTTGCTAAGTCGAATGCTTGACAAATTCGATAGTTTCAAAATTGAAAATAATTCAATGAGCGACAACAGGAAGATCATAAATAACTTCATGCAAATGACACCGGAAGAAAAACAAGATGCATTGAACAAATACGTAGGATTATAGGAGGAAAGATATGCGTAACGGTATTGAATTTAACGGCAAAAATACAACGGATTTTAAGCGAGTGACGGTCAGAACAAAGGACCGTCCCGTATTTCCGCAGGTAAAGGAATTCACCGAGAATGTCAACGAAGCGGACGGTGAATATGATTTTACTGACGTATCGGGTCACGAATATTTCAATACACGAAAATTTCAGATTGATTTTAATATCGGTGCGGACAGTACCGAAGAATTAAACAAAAAGCTAACCGCTATAAGCCGTTGGTTTAAGGGCAAAGGCACGCTTATTTTTAACGATATGCCGTTTGTTAAATGGAATGTAAGGGTAATGGACAGCGTGTCATATACACCCGAACACGACGGCAGAAAAGCCGTTTTGTCAGTGACGTATAAGGCAGAGCCTTTTTCGGAATTGATATTTGACGCTCTGAACGGACCTTGCCTTGACACCGATATATCACTTGATACCGAAATTCCAATAGGTCAAGACGAGTATTTGACATTGAACGGTAGCGGTACATACAAAAACATACCGAATATCGGTGATGTACACGTCAAACCGATTATAATGGTAACGGATGCAACAAGTCCGTTTACCATAGGCAATAACGGTAAGAGTATCACTGTTAATTACACAGGCGACATAGTTATCGACTGCGAAAAAGAAATAGTTTATAGCGGAAATACAAGCCTTATGGCATATGCAGAGGGTGAGTTTTTTGAACTTGCTCCCGAACTGGATAACACGATAACGGTAACAGGCGGTGGAGTTGTACAGATAAATTACACGCCTAAATTTTTGTACGACGTAGATTTTGATAATATGAAATGGAGCGAATAATATGGCTTTTAAATTACACGAATGGAACGAAACAGACTTCACAGGCGGTTGCCTTGCGTATCTTAACAAAGCGTATGAAGTGGCGGTGTTCGAGGGATTGCAGGAAACGCACACAGTTTCTTTTAAATACCCTATGAAAGACGAAAAATCGGAGCTTATAAAAGAAAATCGTATAGTATCGGTTGAAGGACAAGCATACCGTATTACATTTGTAAAGCGAGATTACAGCGGTTCAAGAATTATGACGGTAAAAGCCAACAGGATATTTTATGAGGACGCAATGCGACATCATTTTCCTACGATAGGCAATGACACTGATGTATCGAAGTCAACGATAGGTGTTGACCCGTACGACGTTATAAAACTTGCGATAGCCGATACAAAGTTTGAGCTTATACCCGACAGTGAACTTAAAGAAATGGGTATGACGAGAATAGGCGCAGACGGCGTTAAAATCGACTTTTACCCGACTGATAAGATAAATACTTATGACGTAATTCAAAACGTCATAGAGGCTTACGGCAGGGGTGAAATATATTATGACAATTACCGATTTGCGGTTGTGGAGCGTATCGGTAAGGATAACGGAGTGAGAATGTCAATAAAGAAGAATATGACAAGTCTTTCTGTCGAGAGAAACACGCAAGAGCTGACGACAAGACTGTATATGTACGGCAAGGACGATTTGACGATTTCATCTGTAAACGGCGGTAAGCCGTACATTGACAGTAAAGAGGGTATCGAGAAGTACGGTATTCGTGAGGCGTACCGAGATTATAGCGATTATGATGACCCCGAAAAGCTAAAGGCGTTTGGTGAGTGGGACTTAAAGGGCGAGGGTAACGATTTTAGACTTGACCGCCCTCAACTGACAATCACGGGTGACGTGGTTGATTTGAGTAAACTTGCCGAGTACGGTGATTTTTATAAAATTGCGTTGGGTGATACAGTACACGTTTTTGAAGATAATATCGAACATAAACAGCGAATTGTATCAATGACGTATTACCCATACAGCGCAAAACAGCCGTCAGTAACAATCGGTCAGCCTACATTGGCTAATGCGTATTACCACGCGTGGTATATGGGTAAGCTGATTAAAACTATTCAGAAAAATTCGGGCAGAGCGAATAAGCTGAAAACAAGCTATTTTCACGGTACGGTGAACAGTACACAAAACCCCGTAAGATCCGATAATAAACAGCTACTGTTGGACGGTGATTTACTTTCAATAAAAGATAGTAAACGCATACGAATTAGAATAGGAAACTATAACGGGGAATTTGTATTTATTATCTATGATGTTAAGGGCAACAAGGCTGTTTATTTGAATGAGGACGGTGAGGCTGTTTTCTCAGGTACGATTGAAACTATGCAAGACTGTATTATTCAAGGTATGTTGCGTGTTGGTATGGCGGGCAACAATACCAAAGGTATTGAGTTCTACGGCGATACATATTCAAGTCAGTCGGAATGTTATGCAAAAATGTTGCCTTATGTTGATGTGGGCGGTGAACTAAAAGGCATTAATATTGAGGGTGGCTTATGGCTGAATGGTTACTATGTAGCGAATGAAAATCAAATTGGAGACCTAAGAAAAAGAATAGCACTTTTGGAGGGAAAAATTAACGAACTAAAAAACAGTTTGAAATAAGTACAGATATTTTACATTAAAAGTATGTTGACAAAGTTGTTGTATATGTGGTAATATTAGGTAGAAAGGGGATGTATTCAAATGAAAAAAATTACAAGTAACATCGCTTGCTTTATAAGTGGAATTGTATTAGCAAGCACCGTAGGAGCAATAGCAGCCACATATACAGCTACACCTAATGAGTTTCCTATAAAAGTGAACAGTCAAGATGTTCAAATGGAAGGGTATAATATTGACGGTAGTACATATTTCAAATTAAGAGATATAGGCGACCGTATGGGGTTTGATGTAGGTTTTCAAGATAATACAATATATGTAGGAGATATGCCGGCTGCAAATACCACACAAAACGAAACTGGTCCAATCGAAATTAGTGTTACCGATTCGGGGGAAAAGACTAAAGGTGGATTATCACTGTATAAAGATGATAATGCTGAAAGTTACTTTTTGCTGACGGACATAAATTCTCAAATGTTAGACATAAAACAAGATAAATTTGATATGTGGATTGTAGGGTGGACAGATGATAAAACCTATTGGAGAATTGAATTTATCAATGTTACGAATGATTATATGTGGGACAATGATTTGGTTTATGCTTTAAATGGAGGAAGGCTATATACTTCAAACGGAAGTTATTATATAAAATATGACGATTTTCAGAATATGACATCGGAAATCGGAACCGTAGACGGAAAACCAAATGAAAAATACGAAATAGTAAAGAACAACAGAAAATAAAAAGCAAAGACACCTCATTATGGGGTGTCTTTTGTGTTAGTTAATCGGGTAGCTTTTGTTCTATCTCATTAACCTTCCAATTAACTGTAAGTTCAAAATGCTCCGATAAGTTAAATTTGCCTACGATTGAATCCTGAAGTATTTTATTTGACACATCGATAAAAAAAGGGCGAGATAGCTGATTAAGTACATTTAAAGCCTTTAATGTTTCTTCATCTTTAGCTTGATGAATAGTTAGTTCATATGAAACAACTTTCTCTTTGGCAAATATAAGCCCAGTAGGTTTCAAAGATGCAGAAAACGTACAATAATATTCTTCTGATACGCCTTTTTTTAAATGAAAAGTTAAAAAACCGTATTCTTCTGCCTTTATGGTTTCCTCATAGGTAGAAAAATCTATTCCATATAATTCTATAGGAGTATAATCAATTAGTTGCGTAGGAGTTACATTCAAATATCTACATAGTTTATCCAATGTATCGAACTGAATGCCTTTGCAATTATTTTGGGATAAAGCTGTAAGCGTAGTTCGTGAAATACCGGTATCATGAGCTACTTTTGTTATTTTAATGTTGTTTTCAGCAAGAATAATTGATAGATTACATCTAATCATAATAAAACCTCCTTTCATAATAATTGTACAATACACTGTTCATTTTGTCAAGTTTTTAGAAAAAAATAATAAAAATATTAAAAAAAGTATTGACATTTAATTAATAGGAATGTATAATAGAAATAGATTTTGAACAAAAGTCTGAACAAAAGTCAAAAAAAAACGAAAGGATGTGGTAAAATTGGACAACAACTTATCGCAAATCTTAGGCGAAAAACTTATTAAGATTTCGCAAGTTTCAAAAGATACTGGAATTTCAAGGTCTACGTTGACAAACCTGTATTATAAACGTAGCAAAGCTATTTCGGGTAATGTATTACACAAATTGTGTGATTATCTTGATTGCAGTGTTGGAGATTTGTTGGAAAAGAAAACAAAAAAATAACGATAACACGCCAACCAAAGCAATCGTTATCGTTATCAGTA